AACCTTAATGTTCGCCGACTGCAGGCCCTGCCGCGCCGCTGTTGCCACTGCACTGTATAGCGCATTGTAATCAATCAGCGGTGCCGGTTCTGGCTGCGGAACTCTCACATTGGGAACCTTCTGTTCCTTCACCTTCACGTCCGGCGCTTTGACGCCTAGGATCTCCCCGGCCTGTTCATACAGTGCAAGCGCTCTCGCCCTGTGCTGTTCCAGTGGGATGATGACTTCGGCCTTATTTTTTTCGCCTACCCATGTCAGCGACTCTTCGGTGATAAAGCCACCGCTCTCATTGTGTAGCGCCGACTGTACATTAGACCGTACAAAGGCCACAATCGGGTTGCGGTTAAACCAACCTTGTATTGAACTCCAAGCGCTGCTTGCCGCGCTGCTTGTGCCGTTTATAGCTCTCATGTGTCCGGTAAAGCCCAACCTGGAATTACCAGTGGACACAGCGCTGTTTGCAGCTCCGACAACGTTATTGATCGCGCCCAATATACCGCGCATATTTGACAGCCTACCTTCAACCGTGTCTTTAGCTGTCTGAGCACGCGCACCAACGTTCTGCAGTGCTCCCATCGTGCCAGGTACGTTAGTCAGCTCTCGCTTCACTGCTTCCTTCGCGTTCGCGCCCCTAAACGGTGCATTCGCTAGCGCTCCCATTGATGCCGGAACATTGGTAAACGCTGCTTTCAAGGCATTGGTGGCGGCGTTCATGGCGCTGGTATGTTTAACCTCTGTTACTTCTGGCGTCATTTTCAGCTTGCCGACCTTATTGCTAAGATCTGTTGATGCTTTCGTTGCCGCCTGCAGGGAACGCTGTTCCAGCTTGGTCATGGCGGTTTCTGTGTTGGAAATCACGCCATCCTTCGCGTCAGATGAACCCTTTTTAATCCTGATCGCCACGATTTCGCCCGACTTGGTTGCTCCGGTGGTGTATCTGCTTTCCATTGCGGACGCGCCGGCCTGGGCGTTGGATGTAACTGCAGAACTGGCATTTTTAGCGCCGGTTGTCAGGAACTTCTCCATAGACGTTGCCCCGGCCTGTGCGTTGGACGTGATCGCAGATTTGGAATTCTGGGCCCCAGTGGTCAGGGATTTTTCCATGGACGATGCCGCATTATTGCTGTTCAGAATGACAGCATTGGCGCCGTTTTTGCTCCCATTGCTCAGATTGAGACTGATGTTGGCGCTGGCCTTCTGGGCGAAGCTGCCAACAACGGAAAACATGGATGACATCCCGGTGGTGACGTTGTTGTTGATCTGCGCCGCGCCTTCCTTACTGCCCTTTGACAGCTGGGTGGAAATCTCGCTGCTGACTTTGGGTAACCCCTTAAAGAAGGTTGACGTCAGATTGCTAAGAGCTGTTCCCGAATTCTTTGTGAACCCGGAAAACAGCTTGCTATTATCGAAGTTCTTCTGTATCGACTTCGTAAGCGTTTCGAAAACTTTTCTGTTTTTTGGCACGAAATCATTTTTTACGAACGTGCTTATCTCTGCGAGATTCTTTTGCGCTCCTGTCTCTGTGCCAAATCTTGACAAGACATCGTTCCAAGATAATGTGCCGTCTTTTAACGCCGTTGTAATAACATCAACTTCACCTGCTGCCGCAATGCCCATTGCATCAAGCGCCTTAACAAATTCCTTTGCTAATGGGTCATTAGATGCCATCGCTTGCTCAATAAGATAGTTCATGTTGTCCGTGTAATTCTGTATCCCGGCAATCTGACTATCCATGTTGGCAAGAATGTCCTGCGCTGTCAGCTCTGTTGTGTGGCTCCATTCATCAAACAGGCCCATCTGTCCCTGAATGCTTGAAAGAGTGCTTTCATAAAGTTCATCCCACGCACGGCTTGCGGATAAAGTATCTTTCAGAACCGATGTTGTAGCATTCCCGACCGCAGTAACAAAATCGCGCAATGCAGTGGACTGCTCTTTTGTGGCTTCCGCGTTTTCTTCGTCAGCGTCAGTGTTTGCTTCTGTAGCTTCCGTGTTTTCGGTTGTTGCTTCTGTGTTCTCTTTGGTGGATTTGGTGTTGCTGTCCTGTTCAGCGGTGCTGTCTTTCAGCTCGCCTTCCAGTGTTTCCTGTTGGTTGCCATAATACTCATAAGCTTCCCTTGCCGCCTGAACCGGCGCTTCCGCATCGGCAACGGCTTTGTTCAGCCCTTCCTGCGCTTCCTTGGCATGGCCCAGCTGCACTTCCCACTCTGCAATCTCTTTCGTGGAATAACCCTGTGCTTCAAAGCCTTCCGGCATATCCTCACGGGCCTTTGCTATGTTGCCTTCCAGTTCGGCAATATACGCGTCATTCTTGGCCTGCTGCTGTCTGGCAGTGTACAGCGCCGCTTCGGCTTCAACAACTGCCTGCAGTGCGTCTTTCCCTGCGTTGGTGTAGGCTTCCAGCAGGGCCATCTTCTTAGCCGTTTCAATGTAAGCGTCCAGCTCTTCCTTGCCCATCGACAAAGAGCCGGTTGTACTGTCAATCGACAGAGACAGTTCCGGGTACATCGCGTTCAGCTCATCCACAATGGTTTTCATTCTGGATTGTGCTTCCGCTGTCAGATCTGACTGACTGGACAGTTCATACAGCTCAGCAACCAGTGCATGCGCGTTCCCGGCTTTGCCGTTGATGCCGTTCACGGTGGCTTCCGTGTCAGCAATAACGCCATTCACCTTTTCAACTGCGGCATTCAGCGTATCTGCGGCTGACTGGGAGCCCTCAACAGTAGCCTTTAAGGCTTCGTTTGACGCAATCACTGCGGCTTCGGCCTTGTCCATGCCAATCTTCAGCGCAACCAGTGCACCGGCGGCTATTGCTATCGGGCCAGCCACGCCTGCAACGCTGCTTAATCCCGGCACCTTATCTTTAAAGTCGCCGATTGCCGTGACGGCATCGCCGACCTTTGTTGTCAGCTTCCCGACCGCAGTGATACCCGGGCCTATGCCCATCGCAATGGCAAGCCCTCTTGTCAGCTGTGTCTTTTCCTTTTCATCCAGATGTGCGAACCAATCCCCGGCTTTTTGTGCGGCGTTCCCCAGTGCTTCGACTGCAGGTGTTGCCGTGTCCAGAAGCTGACCGCCAAGCAGGACAGCTGAGTTCTTTGCCTTGTTCAGGGCCTTGTTGAATTTCTCGCCGGATGTCTGGGACATCGTGGTGAATGCCTTTTCTGTTGCCCCGGCAGAGTTTGCCATCTGTCCAAGGACTTCAGCGAATTCAGCGCCGCCGTCTGACAAAATGGTCAGGGCCGCTTTGCCTGCGTTCTGCTGGCTGAACAGATCAGCAAGGGATTTCTCGTCTTCCTGGGCGGCTTCGCTCAGGATCTGCAGCACTTCATTCAGCGGAACACCTGCCGCCTGCAGTTCTGCAAATGATTTTCCTGTTTTCTCGCGCAGAATCTCGTCAACTGTCGAACCGCTTTTGCTCAGTTCTCCCAACATCGCATTCAGGTACGTTGTTGCTTCGTTTGTAGAAATACCGCGTTTTGTCAGAATCGCCATCGATGCAGACAATGCATCGAAGTTAACATTTGACGCCTTTGCTGTCGGGATCACACGGCCCAGCGCTCCGGCTAACTCATCAACGGTTGTTTTGCCAAGGTTCTGCGTGGCAATCAGCTTGTCTGATATAGACGATGCTTCGTCCGCTGACAAACCATAGGCATTCAGAACGGTGGTTACTACGTCAACAGCCTTCGATGTGTCAGTAAAGCCACCCTTTGCCAGCTTCACCATATCCGTTGTGAATTCGATGGCTTTACCTGACTCCACGCCTGCGGAAATGGACGAATACAACGCTTCGTTGAAATCCGTGATGGCAACGCCGGTGTCATTGGATGCCGCAATAACGCCTTGCGTCAGTTCATCGTATGAGACGGCTGTCTGGTCAATGATGGTGGTGACCTTGGCGAAAGACGTTTCGGCATCCATTGCCAATTTTGCAGATGCCACGGAAAACCCGGCAAGCGGTGCCGAAATGGCTTTGGTCATGGACGTGCCGACCTTTTCCATCGCCGCACCAACGCCCTGCATCTTCTGCCCAACCAATGACATTCTGCTGGGCAGATTGCGCAGTTCTGTGTTCATCCGGTTCAGTTCTGTCTTGGCATTGTTTACTGCCTGGCGCCATTTCTGAACCTGTGTTGAATTCTCATCGTAATTCTTTTCGGCAGCGGCAAGCCCTTCCTCAAGCTTTGCCACCGTCTTTTCCTGATTCTCGATGGCCTTTGTCAGCAAAGCGGCTTTCTTCCGCACCCGATCCATTGCAGATGCATTGTCATCGAATTCGGATTCGGTGGCACGCATTTCTGACGTGAAGGTTTTCTGTTGTGCAATCAGTTCATTGACTGCTTTTCTGTATTCACGTTCCCCTTCAATACCTATGCGGGGGCCAATATTTACTGCCATACCATCACCTTAACTTCAAAAACTCATCCAATGAGATTGTTTTCTTGTCCCTCTTCTGCACGGCCTGGCCTTCGTAGATGGCAGAGCAGTCAAGCAGGTCTAGGAATTCCCCATACCGTGTGTTCAGCGTTTCCGCTCTGCTCATTCCAAGCTTCAGGCCATAAAAGATGAACCAACTGCGGTTCATCGAAATACTTAAGCCGTGCCTTTGTCTTTTTTTTCCTTCGCTTCAACGGAACGCTTCAGGCCTTCTTCTTCGGCCTTCTTCATTTCCTCGCGAAGATCTGCCAGAATATGCAAGGGGCAGGCTCTCAGCTCTGCGACTGTAAGCCCACCCTCTGCGATGCCGTGCGCTTCGTTATACGCCCGGTTCAATATGACTGCCTTTTCCAGCTCTGCCGTTGCGGCTGATACGTCCGGGTTTGCTACAACGTAATCGTTGATATCGCAGAAGGCCCCGACCGTATACAAAAATCCAACTTCTCTTCCATTAATCTTCATGGCTTATGCTCCCTTCTCAGGTGATGCTAAAGAATGTCTTAATCACAGCTTCAGCGGCTGCTTCGGTTTCCAGCTCGCCGCCAACATACTTCCAATTGCGGTTCGCGTCTTCCGCTCTCTTGATGGTGGCGGTCAGATCCTGTGTCTGCCAGTCAATATTTTCTTCCTGTGTGGCTGCGCTGGTTTCGATCAGCTCGAAAGCAGTCCTCGGGAAAATGACGGGTGTGTAGGTGACAACACCGCCGCTCTGATATCTGGCGATGAAACCAACGCCAACGTCCGGGATAGCCATGTCATCTCCGTAAGCGGTCAGGCCGTTTTCGGCTGCTGCCGGAAGGCCCATAATCAGTCTTTCAGCCGCAACCAGAAGGCCGTCAACGGTAAGGTTGATGCTGCCGCCGGTGAAGGTTCCGGCTTCACTCTCAGCAACAACATTATCTGCATAAAAGTTGTTGTCATCAGATGTTTCCGGCGTGGCGGTCACGTTAACGCCGCGTGCCAGAAGCTGACCGGCGGTGTATGTGACGGTGTTGTTAGATGCGGCGTACTTTGCAACATAGGGTTTCGAGAAACCAGTACAAACTTTTCCTGCTGCCATTTGTATATGCTCCTTTCAAAAAACAAAGGCACCTGTTACAGTGCCTTTTCCAATGCTTTATCAAATCTTTCTTTTATTGCCTGTTCAGCATCTGCGCGTTTTGCGTTGACGGCGTTGTCAACGAATGGAATTTTGATACGGAAGGATGTTCCGGCGTTCACTGACCTGGCTATCACTGCGTTTGGCTGACCGTTGGGGTAATTCTTCGTTTTGACGTTGTTGTATCCGTCAAAGCCAAGCTTGACGTGGATAAAACCTTCATCATCCTGAAGCGGTGCGATACCAAAGCTTTCAAGCAGGCCGTCTTTCTGCGGCTGCGAAATACCGTGAAGCATTTCACCCTGTTTCACCCTTCGGTTATCAACCGGTATGGCTTCGATGTTGGCCCTGACGGCATCGGCTACAATTCCGGCGCCTTCATAGATTGCTTCCCCAATGCACTCCCGGCTGACGTCCTGCAGCTTCGACAGCTGCATTTCGTATTCTTCAAGACCCACCCATTTAATCTTCGCCATCGAAAGTCACCCCCCATGACCATGTATAGTGGATTAAACCGGTGTCGCTTTCGTACTGGACGGTATCCAAGCGCCAAGTCAAGCCAAGAGTCCTGAAAGTTGTTTGCACGTCATCCAACAGGGAATCAAACTCAGCCTTTGTGAAACAGTCCAATGTGCCAATCAGGCGCTGTTCGCTCTTGCTGTTGTCACTATTAAAAGAACCGGATTCGCCGCTTTCCTGCCAGATCAGACATGGAAAGTGGTTAACCGGTCTGTAGTAATGATAACAATAGGTTGTCAGCTGGGCAAAAGCCAACCCGATCTGTCTAAGCTTCGATTGCAACATCGTAAAAATCCTCTAATCTGACCAAAGTAAGGTCTATTGCGTCCTGATCATGAATAGGTTCAGCGATGTCGATGCGGTACTGGGTGCCGTCCTCGTCAATCGCATACCGGACGTTTTCCGGCAGGGTCAGAAGCGTATTCCAGCACCGCACAACTGCTGTATAGTCCCGGTTGGCTCCCAGCGCGGCATATCGCCTTGTCACGCCGGTGGTCACCCGGGAAAAAAAGTATTCGCAGCTGTAAACAAGCTTTTCGGAAGGCATAAAGCCCGGTGCTGCCACGTCTTTCAGAGAATACAGTTTGAGGATACCGCCTTCACGCATCGGAACCACCCCAATCTGTATATGCCGATGACATCAAAAGCTGTGCTTTCTGCTCATCGTATGACGCCTTCAGACGTGCGTACTGATCACCGGACAGCATGACATAACCGAAATTCAGCTTACAGAAGGTGATCACCGCGCGTTCCACAAGCGGCAATGTGTCGGTTTCCGTCAGCACTGCCGCTTTGATATCGGTTATTCCCATATCGGCAAACGCCGCCGCAATCAGATCTGTCAGCTCCGTGTCATATGCTTCAGACGTGACACGGCACGCCAGTTTGACTTTGTCCAGTAATGCCATGCTCATGCCCCCTTTATTTCTTTGCCGTCTTCTTCGGTTCCGGCTTTGCCGCTTTTACTTCTCTCGCGGAACCGATGGAAATGAGGAACGCTGCAGATTCCGGCGAAACCTCTACGATTTCACCGGCCTTGCAGGTTACCCGTGCATCACGTAAAAGTTCAACCTTCATCAGGCTTTGTTAACCTTTACAAGTCTGCCC